GAAAGAATGCGACACGATCGTTATTCTATCGATGCCTGTTAAAGGTTATGACGAACAAATTTTATCTGAAACTAAGCGTTTCTTTGACTCGATTAAAGATAAAAATGTCGTTGTAACTCATCATAATCATAGTTCATTATACATGAAAAAAGAGGTGTTGCTTGATGATGTATTGGAAATCACTAACACTATCTTTACTCATAGCGCAGTAAACCCTGTAAACAAATATATTATAAACAAATATCCAAACGCGAAAATTTTTAACTTGAATCCTTCAATGTTTATTGATTCATTTAAAAAGTTTTGGAAACCCGTAAGCGAAATTGATACAAGTGTCGTTAATTGGATCGGTAGAACTACACCATGGAAAGGATACGATTTAGCTGTTAATTTTCATACAGATCATTTGAAGGGTCTAGGATTTAGCACATCAATGCATGGTATGGACCGTGGTCCAGCATTTATTGGTTTTAAAGCACTTCACGCAGGAAAATTCATACTGCAAGACAAAGAAATCCAAGATAATAAAGACAATCTTTGTGAAATCTTTGGACCGTACGTTCAAGACAAAATGCTCGATAAAATGAGTAAATCTGGTTTTGTATTACAATTGACAAAAATTAAACCAGAAGAATTACAGCAGTCTTATTCACTTGAATTTACACATATTGAGGCTTTGTCTATTGGCTCAATTCCTGTATTTAGAACTGAACATGGTAATGCAGTAATTAGTCGTAAAGATGATCGTCCAATTATTGAACACGATACTGGAATCCTTTGGCTGAACGAAAATAATCAAGCAGAAGTAGCTGCAAAAATGAAAGAAATCGCTAATGATCCTGCATTATTTGAAGAGCATAGAACAAAAGCGTATAATTTCGCTAAAGAACAATGCGACAGTAAAGTAGTATTCGATGAATTCTTTAGAGTAGTTAAAGAAGAAAATTCAAACTTAAACAAAGCTGATACCATAGGAGATGAATGGTAATGAAGTGGATTACAATTATACCATTGGCAGGTGGATATCCAGTGGGTGCTCAGAAAGATCTAGGTACTGTTCCAGAAGCAGTTATCTCTTGGCCTGCATTTAAAGCAAACGACTCACATTATCAAAACTATTTGAGAACTGAGTATAATTATCCTGAAGAAAATTTTGTTCTTTTAGATGAAGAAAATAACGTAACACAAGGTAGTACGAATTACCTTTCAAAGGACATTGATATTGTTATTAGCACACCGCCATGTGCCGGATTGTCAATGCTAAATACTGGTAATTCTAAGGATTCAGATTCCGGACGTGGCGCATGTGCTGCACAGAATGAATGGATGAAACGAGCGTCTGAATATGCATTAGATGTCATTAAACCGAAGGTTCTAATATTTGAGAACGCGCCAGGTCTGTACACGTCAAAAGATGGCGAAGAAGTTATGGACTATTTGAATAGTGTTGCTGAAAAATTTGGTTATAGTACGTCAGCAATCATGACTAGCACTGATCTTCATGGTATTCCACAAATTCGTAAAAGAACATTCTTTTATTTTTGGAAGTCTGAAACTTCGCCACTAATTGAATTTAGCTCAACCGATGAAGTTGCACCTTCAATTAAAGAATATCTTTCTAAGAAACCTCCTTTTAAACAAGACAACATTTATCCAAAAGAAGGTTTACAAAACGACCCATTTTTTCAGTTTGTTAAAACGAACTATGATGACTTTAGATCTGATATGAATGAATCACGTAAACGTACAATATTATTAAAAGCGGAAAATTTGATGAATTTCATGATTACATTCTTGAGAATCACTCCGGTACTCCTGCTGCAAAATTCGTTCAGCACGCTAAGAAAAAGTTAGCAGATAATAAGAACTTCTTCGACCCTTCACCTAATTACTTCGGTGATGATAGATTGAATGGAATTGTAGGGAAAACAGTTACTCATACAGTGCATCCAATTGAAGATCGTTTCTTGTCTTATGGTGAATTGCTGTATTTTATGGGTTATCCTAACACATTTGAGTTATTAGAACCTAAGAAAAATACGAATCATATTGCTCAGAACGTCCCAGTCACCACAGGTGCATGGTCAGTGAAACAAGCTAGATTATTCATCGAAGGAAAACTGCAAGAAACTGATAAAAAATTCGTTAAGCAGAACAACATTAAGAAAACAACTGACACTTTAGTCGCAACACAAATGGAGGAGTGGTAACACTCTTCCTAATTTTTAAACAGTACTATGTTATAATATCAATAAATTGAAAAAAGGAAAGAAAAGATGATTAAAGAATTTGAAGACGTTCGTCAGTGGAAAAAAATTCGTGGTATCGGTGGAGCAGAAGACGCACCTATGAAAGATCGACTGCAATCTCAATATCAGCGTGTTATGCAAGAATGTATTGAAATTCACGAAGCAATTGTTCTTGAAGATGATGAAGAATTTATGGACGCAATTGGCGATACGATTGTGACTCTTATTAATCTAGCTGATATCAAAGGCGTTAAAGCAGAAGATTGCTTAGCACAGGCATTTGGTGTAATTGATCTACGTAAAGGTTTGACACGTCCTACTGGTGACTTTGTCCGTTATGCTAAACTATCTTTTTCTGATCAAGAAATCTGTGATAATAAACAAGGCAATACTGCTTCAGAATATTTCCTAGAAGAAGATAAGAGCACACTTACCCCAGATTGTTTTAAGAAATAATGTAAAAAACCGTTTACACGCCGTTAATGTTTAGGTATAATAGAGATAGCAAATAACCAAAGGAAAGATATGAAAATCATCGATAATAGCAAATCAGTTTGGTACGAAAAATATAAGCCAGCTTGCATCGAAGATCTTGTTATTCCAAACGAGATCAAAACAAAGTTAACTAGATATGTACAAACACAGGATATACCTAACATCGGCTTGTTCTCGTCTAATCCTGGGACGGGTAAATCTAGCTCAGCACATGCCATTATCAAGGAAATCGGTGGTGAAGCTCTATGGATTAACGCATCTATGGAGAAAGGTATCGATGTTCTTCGTGGCAAAGTGCAGAAATTTGCCTCGCAGTCATCATTTGATGATAACATTAAAATTGTTGTTATGGACGAGTTTGATCACTTCTCTAAAGATGGTCAAGCAGCATTCCGTGGATTCATTGACGAATTCAGTGTAAATTGTCGTTTTATTTTTACTGGCAATTATAAAGAAAAGATTATTCAACCTTTGCTTGATCGACTAGAAGTATATGATTTCAACTCATTCAGCAAAGAGGAAATGATCAAGCCTATATTCGAAAGACTAAAATGGATTTTAGAAAACGAAAATGTACAGTACGACCCTAAATCTCTTGTGCCAGTCATTAATACGTACTATCCGCGTATTCGCTCAATGGTTGGAGCACTACAAAAGTTTAGCAAAGACGGCGTTTTTACTGTATCTGAACATGAACTTGACGATGTCAATGTATTCGATAAAGTGATGCAACTTGTTCATATGAATACATTTACTGATATGATTACAGAGGTAAATAAACTAAACGCTCCAGATAATATGTATACGTACCTCTATACTAATGCTGCAAAATATTTTGCACCACAGGTATACCCACAAGTCGTATTGATTATTGCAAAATACCAGCATATGTCTGATTCAGTTCGTAATAAAAACTTGAATTTGGCTGCTTGTCTCACAGAATTAATTAAGTTAAAAGGATAGATAATGTTACAGACAATTTCAGAATATTCTCATATGATAGGCTTGTATTGCTATATGGCACTTTTCGTCTGGCTATTTAACGCCTTTCTTGCTGGATATAATGGCACAGCACCTAGCCGTGAAGATTTTTTTCAAAGTGTTCTCTGGCCAATCTCAATTGTAGTACTACTTGGAATAACAACAAAAATCATCGTACAGTCGATTACAAAAAATAAATAAGGGATCAAATGAACGTAAAATTACAAGTATCACATAACCCAGAAGAGCTTTCTGTCGATGAAGCGGTACTCGTTTACAAGGACATAGACGAAGGTTATACTTGCACAATTTCTGATGCACAATTTAAACATGAAGAATTCAATAAATTCATAGGTGATATTGAAGCAGCATACGGAAAGTTTAGAGTTTTTGATTATTCACGAGGAAAAACCAATTTCTTTAAGAAATATTTTGGAAGCAAAATCCGAATTTATTCTCGTGGAAATTCATTAGATATGTTCGCGTCTGTCTTCTGTAAAGATGAAGAAGATCTCAATGAAGTTTGGAAGATCTACATGAAACATAAACCGATTGAAGATTCGGTTGATATGTTTATGACTTCATATTACATGAATGGAGGACAAGTAGACGAAACTGCTAAAGTTATGGATTCAAAGGATATTCAGTACATATCGGAAAAATATTACCCATATATTGATACTGAAATCATGTTCGACAGATTCTTTACTGGCGACGAAAATATTCTACTTCTTGTTGGCGATCCGGGTTTAGGTAAATCTAAACTAAGCACCTTAGCATTAAAGCACGCTTATACGAACGATGATAAATTGCCGTACGACAAACTATCAATGAATCCAGCATTAGAAAATCAATATATCAGTATTGGATATGTCAAAAGCACAGATGTATTGGCGAATGATAAATTTTGGAGGATTATTGAAAAGGCAAATCATGACTTTGTTATTATTGACGATTTAGACTACATGCTGACTAAACGCGATTCAGAAGTAATGTCTATTGATGATGCTAAAAAGAATGATTTCTTGAACCAATTCCTATCATTTACCGATGGTGTAGAAAAACATAAAACAAAGTTTATTATAACAACTAACCAAAAATATGACGACATTGATTCTGCGCTATTGCGTAAAGGTCGATTGTTTGACATACTTGAACTGCGCGAGCTATCTAAAGATGAAGCTCTTGAAATTTGGAAAGATAACAGTTTAGAACCTGATACGTTCTATCAAATATTCTCTCATCTGGACAATATTGCAGCAGCAGAACTTGGATCTGAAATTAAGAAACGTTTGAACACACGTATTGACTCAGCAACTGCAGAATATCTCAAAGAAAGTGGCATCTCTAAAATTCAGAAAGCTACCCGCAAGAAAAAAATCGGTCTTTAAGACCGGTTTTTGTTTACTTTTAAGTAAAAAGTCTATATAATAGATCTATTATTATTTTGAAGGATTGACATGAAGAAGTTTGAAGCAACTTGGCGCGACGGTTTTAAGTTTTACGAAAGATACTACGATACTGATCTAAACCGTTCAATGCATCGTGTAATTAATCTCCCATACGAGTGGTACGAACCATCAAGCACCGGACTTTATTCATATATTCTTGATGACTCAATTAAGCTTGACAAAAAGCAAGGTAATGCTAAGCAAGGCCGTGATCATTACGGTTTTCTTGATCCAATGTACCGTAACATTCGTGATAATTACTGGAACAAAGATGCTTACAATCTTAAGCCACGTGTTTGGTATCTAGATATTGAAACGCGTGTTGGTACGTGTAGCACTGGTTTTCCTGTTCCCGAGAAAGCAGCAGAACCTATATCTTTGATCCAGATCTTTGATTCTGAAACTGACGCGGTTATTATGCTTGGCGTACGTGAATGGAAACATCAGAATTCATACGATTTTGAATACCCAGTAAAATACATCAAATGTGATGATGAAATCCATCTAATCGAAACATACCTAAAACTATTCCAAGCAATGAACCCGTTAATCATCTACGCTTGGAACGGCTTAGGATTCGATTATCCTTACATTTACAATCGTCTCAAAAATCTTGGCATGGATACTAATAAACTTAGTAACTATGGTGGTGTATCGTATTCAGAAAGCGAATTCCAAGGCCGTCTTGAATTTAAATTTAACGCTAATGGCCACTTCTATATTGATTTGATGAATGTTTACAAAAAGTTTGTATTCAGTCCTCGTCCATCATATTCGTTGGACTCTATTGCTGAAATTGAACTAGGTGAAAACAAAGTTGATCACTCCGAGTATTCAGGGTTTGACGACTTTTACACCGGTAAATACAACATTCCAGAAAATCCAAACGAAAAACAGTTGAACTCAGCAATCTATAAAGAAGCGATCGCTGGCAATATAGAAGAAGTAAAAGAATTAGCACACTCTGAATTCTGTTACTACGGCTATAAAGATCCATTGCTTATTAAAAAGATCGACGACAAACAGAACTTTACAGCTCTTATGCTTATGATTGCTGAAAAAATGGGTGTACAAATTGGTGACAGTACAGGAACGGTAAAGCCGTGGTCACAGTATATCCTTAATAAATCAATGATGAATATGCAGGTAATGCCTCCACGTACGGAAAACGATTCACCCCACGTTGTTGGCGGTTATGTACGTGATCCGAATAAAGGTAAACACAAATGGGTAATATCTGCCGACGTTAACTCAATGTATCCTCTTCTTGGAATGGTTGGTTTCAATATGAGTCCTGAAACTTATGTTGAAAAATATAACCTTCCTCCAGAACTTAGAGATATTGTACTCGCTAAGTTTAATGACCAAGATGAAGAAAAACGATTAAATATGGATGAATCAATTTGGAATGCAACTACCGAATTGTTGAACAAACATAATCTTGCACTAGGTATCAATGGTGCGGTATTTAAGAAAGATAAGATTGGCATGGTTCCTGAAATGGTGCAAGACATCTATGATTCAAGGAAACAAGCTAAGAAAACGATGTTCAAATATCAACAGCAAAAAATCAAAATCAATGAGTTAATTAAGGAAAAATCATGAAAATTGTAGAAAATGGCAAAGTAGCAGTAGCAGTTAGTTATGGCTTTGGCGCAGGATGGAGTACATGGAACAGCGTCTCTCCATTTGATGCGCAGTTTAATCAACTCTTTTTAGAAGGTCGTCACGAAGAAGCAGTTCTATTGGCTGATCGCCACGGGCATGTTTCTGATGGAATTTTTGATATTGAGATCGTATGGGTACCAGAAGGAACTGAATTTTTCATCCGCGAAGATGACGGTGCAGAATCAATTCACTTTAAACAGGACATCCCATGGCAAGTGGCGTAAATGAAATAACGTCTAAGACTTGCAAAACTTGTGGTAAAACGAAAGAATTAAAAAAGTTTTATCACAAGTTCAAACATGAAAAGTTGCAGTGTTGTGCACATTGTAAAGATTGCTGTAAAGTTTTGCGTCAGCAGAAAGAAACAAAGCAAATTAAGCAAGTACTAGGTATAATATCTAATATGAATTTAGAAGGACGACTATGAAAGACCCATTAGATTATACAGACGATGAACTAAACGCAATGTCAGTCGACGAACTAAAACAACTTGCACAAGAAGCAGAATACAAAGAAGGACTCTTCAATACGAGACAGCTCGTTGAAAAGGTACTTATTAACTCACTTTATGGTGCTCTTGCGAATAAGTACTTTCCACTATTCAATGAACAAATGGCAGCTGCTATCACCGGTAATGGTAGATACTTTATTCAAAAGCTAGCTAACTACATTGAGAATACACTTCAGGGTCTTCTACCGCAGGAAAAACCGTATATTGTTTATGGCGATACTGACTCAGTTTATTATCATGTTGAACCTTTCGTAGAAAAATACATTGAAAATAACCCTGGGCAAAGCATTGATCACTATGTTACATGGGCTGATTCATTTGAACAAAAAGTAATCCAACCCGTTATTCAGAAAACAATTGACGATTTTGCTACTGAACTAAATGCATATAACGTAGGTGCTATCGGCGCAGAACGTGAAATCATTGCTGATGCAGCAGTCTTTACAGCTAAGAAAAAGTACTATGCACGTGTTAGAGATTCAGAAGGTACACGTTTCCCCGAGTCAGACCCTTACATTAAAGTTATGGGCCTTGAAATCGCTAAATCAAGTACTCCTACATGGGCTAAGAAAAAGCTTAAAGAAGCTATTCCTCATATTCTTGATAAAGATGAAAATG